GCCTTCCGCACGAGCCTTTTGGGCATCCATCATGGTCTGCATCGAGAACCCGCCTTCACCAAAGCCAAGGTTTCCGGCCTTGCCCATGAAGTGATCCTTCATACCGCCCATGACGTTTTCGCCAAAACCACGCTTTTGAGCGCCCTCAAGGGCAGAGGCCAGTTCCTTACGCTTTAGCGCGTCTTTCATGTTTGGATCTTCCAGCTTCTTTTTAAGCTGGTCAGTTTCACCAAACTTGCCCATGATGCTGCTAAAAAGTCCCATGTCTTACCCCAGAGCCAGAGTGAGCCAATCGAACAGACCCGGTTGCTTACTAGTCGTCGTGGTCTGCGGAACAGGAGTTGCGCCAAGTGCGCTTGTAACGTAGCCGATAGAGGCCGCTGGAGCGCCTGTGTAGCCTGCGTACTGCTGCTTGGCTGCGTCGATAAGTGCCTGCTGCAAACCCTGCTGGAGAGCGCCCTGCTGCGCCAGATTCTGCTGAACAGTCTGTCCCATACCGAAACCGAGGTTTGCAATGTTGGCAAGTTGTGAACCTGCTGCGAGGCGCTGCTGAGATCCAGCCAAACCAGCCTGCTGATTTGCCAATGCAGCCTGAAGTGCTGCTTGTTGGTTCGCCATAGCCGCTGACTGGGCCTGAGATGCGCCAAACTGACCTGCCTGCTGCAAAGCAGCCTGATTGGCCAATTGCGATTGCAGGGCCTGCTGGCCAGTCGTAGTCTGCGCTTGAAGTCCTGCCGCCTGATTTGCCAAGGCTGCCTGCATAGCACCAGAAATATCCTGCTGTGCGGCCTGCTGCGCTTGAGTGAACCCAGCCTGACGCAGCCCTGCAGAGGACTGAGCCAACTGCTGAAGTACGCTGCGGCCAAGTTCTGCCTCAGCAACACCCTGACGAGATCCGCCAAATGCGCGAGCGGCTTGAGCCTGTGCGCCAAGGGTATTCAGCCCCATTTGTGCGCCACGGAGAATGTCAGCCTCGTTTGCCCGAATTACTTCTTCGGTATATGGGTTCATGTACGGAGAAAGGCCGGTTTGAGCCAACTGACCAGCTTGTACATTCTGAGCCGTAATTGGAGAAACGCCAGAAATGGTTGGGGCTTGATAGCTTGTTCCGGCTACATTTTGTGCGCCAACGCCCATCGGACGGTAACCCATTTCGCCAGCAGCGCCTAAACCGGCGCCGTAAATGCCCATCGCTGCGCCTTGGTTTACGTTCGGCATTGCGGTCTGCCCGCCTTGTGGTGCGCCTGCCATGTTTATGCTCCGTATCCGAGATCACGCCCAAACATTTTGTTATAGGCGGCCATTTGTGTCGGTTGACGAGACTGAAGTTCAGCAAGAGCCTGTTCGTAAAGCGGAGCCGATGAGTAACCCATTTCGCCGCCTGCAAATTGGGTCGGCGCTGGCATTCCCTGTGCTGCGGTAATCTGACCCGGCTGGAGAAGCCCAAACGCTTCTGCTGCGTTAATGTTGGATTGCATGGCCCCAAGCTGGGTTGGATTGAATGCCGCTACGTCAGGTCCGTAATACGGCTGGTAGCCAATCTGCTGTGCCGCTTCTGCGCGAGCCAGATTTCGGGTTGCTGGCTCTTCAATCCACTTCGGGATTTCTACTTTTTGAGTTTGGCCTCCGCCTTTGCCGCCACCGCCGCCCATAATTAAATCTCCCGCTCTAGTACCACAAACTGTTCGTGCCAGTCGTGTTTGTCTAAGACTCGTTTCCAGCCTGAACGGCCTGCAATCGTCATACTATCGCAACCGTTTAATTTGGCAAATTCTACAGCAGAATCTTGGAAATCAATAATTTGATCCATATCTCCTGCCGCCAAGAATACATGCAAAGTTTTCTTTTTTGGGAAAATGTCGATTTCAGTCACTGCGCACCCAGATTCGCCAACCCAAAGCTGCATATGCCCAGAAAGCACACCGTCAACAATATCCTGAAAACTATGTGTGCCGCCAGAGTATTGCAAGGCAGATTCAATCCAATTGCGGCAAAAAACCAATTGATCCATGATCGGCATTCTTTCGTTTGCACCCATTATGCTTGAACCCTATTGATTGAAAGTGAAACGGATGGGGTTGCCGGAGCAAATGCCGTAGCGGCAAATGCCTCAAGGCTTGAGTCTGTATGGCTATCGGTAGCCCACATGGCCTCTAAATAATCGCCTGCATCTACAGAAAAGATTGCACCCTTGGTTACAGGCTTAGTCTGCTGATTATCATGCAGTGTTGCTTGTGTTGTGCCAGATGGAATATCGACACCGTTTATCCGAGGCCAAAAGTAAAACGATACCTTTGATCCTTTTGTGCTGTAAATCTGAGCCGTAAAGTTCAGCGAATACAGGCCACCTTCCTCAAAGATAATCCGGCTTTGATTCGGGCTTGCGCCGAGGGATATACCCTCTGCATACCCTGCGGCAGGCGCATCAAAAACAATCGGATAAGCTGTATCTGAGGCTGCCGCATTGATGGTTGCGTCCTGAAACAGAAAGGCATAGCCATTTGCCACCACAATCTGACGCCATTCACCATCCAGCGAAACGACAGGATATGGGCCAGAGCGATCCCACATCAAGATACCATCATCTGATGCGCGTTCATTAGCTGTGAGTTGGCGGAGCTTGTCTCTAGTTCTTGCAAGAAACGAATTTAAGCGCTCGCCCCATGCGTTCCAGTTTGGGCCTAGCGGAGGAGGCGGAAGGTCAAGACTCATCGGCGTCCACCAGCTTCTGCGTTAATTCGCATTACCCCAACTCGCCAGTCAGAAATATTCGCCTCTTCTACTCGCATACGAACCTGACGGCCTGTAAAGCGAACAGAGGTAGGTTGCGTGGTCAGAGCATACGGCCCATAACTGCGCTGGGTATCATTCGGGTGGAATCTGGTCTGGAATGTCACATTGACATTGCCGTTTGTATCTTCGTCAGAAATCAACTGATTGACCTTCATTACAGAATCGCCAGCACCAAGGCTAATTGGGCCTGTTTCTGCGTATGGCGTGTCTGTTCCGTGGGATGCACCATTGATCTCATGGTCGTAAGTCATGCTGTTTCCATCGACCCAAATTGGATTTGTGAAAACGCCACGGTCAAATCCGCATGTTCTGTTTATCTTGCCAATAGACCAGTGATTTTGAGCGTAATCATACGCAACATAACTATCGTTATTAACAGAAGGCCCTGATGGATAAAACCACCAGATTTCGTTGTGTTCTGAGTTATGAACGCCAAATACCTTGCTGATCTGGTTTTTATTGATGTTGCTAAAAACAGCATCGGCGACTTCACAGGGAAGGTTTTTAGCCACAGATCCGTCAAACACGAAGAATGAGTCAAACCCCATCCAGAAAGCACCCTGATCCACAGGAACAGCGGCTTTACGAGATGCAACACCACAAGCCGTACCTACACGTTCAAAGCCGTAGACATACGGTGGGCCTTGGTAGGTGGCGATATGAGCATCTACGTTAGTCAGGATCAAAGTACGGCCACGCATACGCACACCGCACATGATTTCGCCATTGATCTGTAGCTCAATATCGCCAGCTTCGTTAGTGGCTGCTGGAGTCCAAGTTGTGTTGTCCTCACGATCACACCACGCAATCTTGCGCGGGTTGCCACCAGCTTGAAGGGCAAACAGGAAACGCTCTTCTGTAACAATCAATCCCTTACAGGATGTTGGGCTATTTGCCACTTGCGCTGCTGGAGAAGCAGTATTTAACTGCCACTCATAAATCTTGCCGTCAGATGTGCAACAACCAACAAGATATTCGCCCCAGTTATCGAGCGACCATGTATCTGCTTCTTGGAATACGTTTGACCCCAGAACCTGAGTTCCATAAAAGCCGTATCCATAAAAACCACCGCCATATGCGGTATTGATTGCAGCATCGCAATTACCAGTAGTAAATCCGACCGGAGTAATGTCGGAAGCTGTGCCACTGGTATTTACATAGGCGAGTTTGCTCGCAGAACCATACGCTTGATTTGATCCAGCCGTATTGTCCACCCAAGCATGTGCAGCTCGCGGAGGACAAGTTGAAAATACAGAAGAAAGGTCATCTCGCTGCGACCACCCGCCAACAGGACGTAAAGAATTCAAATACCAACGGACTAAATTAGAGTCACGCCAGCGGTTTGAACCCTCAAAGTCAGTCCCGTTGCGATAAACGCCGGGAGGTATCTGAAGCGGTATGAGTGCCATTTATGCAGTCCGACGCCACATTTTAACCACGATGTACGGCTGAACAACGCTTGTAGAGCTGCCTGAAAAAGATGCAGAGTGCGTATGCGCATTACCGTTACCAGTGCCAGTTGAAGTGCCTCCAGATGAAGCGCCACCACCAGCAGAATAAGTGCCGTATTGTTGAGCAGCATCATCTGGAGTGCCGCCACCGTAATTCCCAAAAGAACCAGTCCCCTGATTATTTTGAGGTGCAGAAATACTATTTGGGCCGCGCATTTGGTGGTAATGCTTCGGCATTTCTGCTTCTGTCAAAGCATGCCCTGATACAGTTACAGATCCAGACGGAGTAACAGTTTTTGATCCGCCCGTTTCTTGTAATGTGTCAAAGCTAGCATCTCCAGCGTTCTGGCCGACCAAAACACGACCCGCGCCAAAATCAACCCAAGTACCAAATCCAAGCAATGTTGCTGGATTCGTTGTTGATGATGCGTTGATATAAATCGAACCAACTGGATAAACAGCTTGAAGTGCGGCTGTCGCTGCTGCCTGTACAAAAGCAGTGGTAGCGATTTGAGTTGAATTAGAGCCAGATCCTGCTGTCGGAGCCGTAGGAGTACCCGTTAATGCAGGACTTACCAATGGGGCTTTAGTGTTTAATTGTGTTTGGATGTTGCTAGTAACGCCGTCCAAATAATCAAATTCAGTGCTAGTTACGCCAGTAGCGCGCAAATCCTTAGCATAATTAAGATCGGTTACTGTTCCAGTAAATCCGTCTAATTTGTTGATTTCAGATGCTGTCGCAGTGACGCCATCAAGAATATTCAATTCTGCGGTGGTGGCAGTAACTCCATCAAGAAGGTTAAGTTCTGCCGTTGTAGCCGTAAGACCATCTAACTTATTGATTTCTGTTGTGGTAGCGGTAACGCCATCAAGCAAATTAAGTTCTGCCGCAGTAGAAGTGACAGCAACGCCGCCAACCTCCCACTGACCTGTGGTTAGATTTGGTTTGATCGCAGTCGTACCGTCAAGGCAATCGTCTACTTCATCAAAATTGCTATTTAGCTTGGTTCCCCAAGTGTTCTGAGAAGCACCGACTTCAGGCTTGGTAAAGCCAAAGGTGGTGGTTGTGGTATCTGCCATCTCAAATCCCCTTTACGGTATTTTTGTCCATTGTACGGCTATCGTAACCTTATTAGAAGCCAGCGGTTGTTCTGAGAACGCAAACGCACTGAACGTGTTTGGCCCAAAAGAACTGGCTTGGATGTCTCGTTCTTCCTTGATTTTTGCCCAAGGGTCAGCCAATTGTGCTGCTTGCAAAACAATCTGATAGTTTGGAGTACCAGCTAGATTCTGATTCAGAAACAACCATCTCTGATACTTGTTGTTTATATTGGCAAATGACATTTTTATGCCCCAATAATCGCGTCAGCTTGGTCAAAAATAGACTGCGGATTGAAAGTCGTCCAAGGACTTGTTCCCTCAGGTATTTTCTGCCACTTATTCCGGCCTACCGCAGAAGTAGAAGAGGTCAGCGAGATTAAGCCTTCACCAAATTTAACGTAGCCTGCTCGTGCAGAGTTCTGTGCTTTGGCTGAGGATATTCCAGAAGTTTCGCGGATTCTGATGTAATCACAAGATACAGCCGAATTCGGGAGAATTTGGATGAGGCCATCTTTGACGCGAACGCAATCTGCCGTGGTTGTGGCAGTAGCAAAGGAGGTTGCTTCCCCGCTCTGTACATACCCAGCCTCTGCTGTAGTTGTAGCTGTGGCTGAGGATGTGCCAGATACATTCCTGAATCGCAGGTAATCCGCCGTTATGGTGGCCTCTGGTAGGGCTGTGCCTTCTCCAAGCCGGACGCGAAGGTAAGAAATACTGGCAGCAGATTGGGAATCTACCTGAGAGGCTCCCTCGCGCACTCTGGTGGCATCTGCTGTGTTAGAGGCAGTTGCACTAACCAGAGCGTCTCCAAGTCTTACACGGACGCCTATGGCCGTTAGAGTGGCATCTGCTGATCCTGTAGCTGAAGCGTTCCTGAATCGGATGCCTACGCCAGCGAGGGAGGATTCAACAGCAGAGATTGCTCCGCCAGTTCTAACCCTTGTCGCATCTGCTGTGTTTGTAGCAGAAGCGCTGGATTGGCCTGTGGCAAGTCTTGCGCGAATTGCTGAGGCAGTATTTGTAGCAGTGGCCGCCGCACTCGCAGAAGC